ATGATATCTATTTTCGGTATAGTAATCTGGATTTGTATTATGTCTGGTCATAAACTTTTCTCATATATATTCTATGACCTTTCATTTTATGTCTTTTAAAATGATTGTTAATAGTATTAGTTACATTCTCAATTTTCTTTTTAATCCAATCTGGATTCATTGGTATTTCTGAAGTCTCATACTCCAGGACATACTTAATCTTAAGTGGATTTTCTTGCGTTATCCTCATCTTGTGGATCTCCTTTCATATTCATGTGTTCGGTACAAAACCATGTACGCATATAATCATTACTGTAAATTCCTATTTTACCACAATGACATCTTTGATACTCTTGTTTTTCTTCTGGTGTCTTATTGAAAAACCACCAACCAGGTATTTTGATTAGTTTTTTCTTTTTAGCCACAGCTCACACTCAAGAGCTTCTGCCCAGCAACAGAACAAGTAACCAGATGGTTTTCGGATTCCTACTTCCCATTTAGATACTAGTCCTATTGCGACATTCATCTTTCTATCCAAAGCATTTTGTGTCAATCCCAGCTCCTTTCGTTTCTCAACAAACTGAGAAATTAGCTGTTTCTGGAACTTTTCTGTAAGTGCATAAGCCATACAAAAAAATACCTTGATTTTCATTAAATGTAAAGCTACGAAATAACTTTCAATTCCTTCTGAGAAAAACTAGGGCAGTTATCCTTTCGGCTGCCCTAGAACTTCTACTGGCTCAATAGCATCTTCAACTTCTTTCAATGATATAGATTCAAAGTTTTCATTCTCATACTTATCTATCTCATCAGTAACTTCTTTGAGCTGTCTTTCCAAAATCTTTTTGACTTCGGCAAGACTTGTAAGAATATTTTTTAGTTTCTTTTCACGATCATAATAATAATCCATACGATCATGTGCTTGTTCTTGATTGTCAAGAAATGCTCTACCCATTATGCTCATTGTTATCCCTTTCGTTTTCATCAATGATAGCTTGATATTTACCAATAATAATCTCTATCATGTTAATAGCATCAGCATACTTAGTGATCTTTGGACTAGGATCTTCAATAAGTTTTCTGACATTTTTTAACTCATCAATAAAATTTTGTACGTCATTCATACTACCACTCACTCGCTTTCATTATAGTCAATACTCTTATAGTCTGACTAGGATCAGATGCATCTGGACTATGATACATCATAGAATTATCTTTATAATCTATCTTCCAGAAAATCTTTTCTTTCTGATACATAAAGTTTCCAAAGTCTCTTTCTCCATGTGGATTGTTATCTTCTGTAAAATTTCTATACAAAGCAACATTATTTAAAAATTGCATTTTATTTTTATCATTTACAAATATACTAGCTCCTCTAATAATAAATGCTTTGTCTTTACTATCAGCTTTGAATAACTCTCCACTAATTAGTTTCTTACGAAGCTCGTCATTGAGAAGTGCTATCTTCTCAATCTTCGGTAGCTTCTTATCGTTTAGAACTTTTTGATCTACCATCTAACCACTCCTTTTCATCTTTAGACAAGTTATCTATTTCATCTATCCAAACTTTTTTAGATTCTGAATCAAGATTACTCTGATTTATTTTTTCAATACGATCTAATCTAACTTTGATATCTTTGATCTCTTTCTTGATCTTCTCAACCAAAGCTAGATTCAGTCTTTGATCCAGGCTCGTTATCTGGCTCTCCAAATTCTCCATAGTTCTGTTCCTTTCGTTTGTAATCTCTATCAACATCACGCACAACCTTGTGTCGTTTGTAATATCTTGTAATTATGTATGAGAAATCCTCATCAAGAAGTATTCGGTAGTACCAAATACCTCTACGCTTGACATAACCGTATGCTGCACTTGTTGCTACACCTCTAAGTACTCGGTAACCAAACCTTGTCGCTGTTCTGAATATCATTTTCATTCCTTTCTGTTAAAAAACTATAACTAGAACTATTACTTTCCACACAGTAATAGCACAAATCATCTTCAATATACTGATGTCCATTACACTTTGGACACACTTCTGGTGTCTCCATTTCCCTTTCTCCTTTCAACTTGCTCTTTACAAGCAATAAATACTGTAGTTATACTACTATTCTGGCAATAATTAGGCAATCTTTTCCATCTAGGATCTTTAATCATCTTATCTGCCACATAGAAATACAACTTCATGTTGTTATCTACAATATCACTGTTCTTCAACGTATATTCTGACTTCATCTTTCTCTCCCTCCTCAGTAAATCTTACAGATATTTCTTTTATATTTCTGTAAGCTCTTTCAAGATCTTTTCCATCTTCATTTTCCTCAAAATCAAAATTTTTACTGACATATGCCTTACCACATATTACGATTTTACAATCTGATGATATTCGGTTTACTTTGCATATTATATCTTTTAGTTGTTCCATAGTTGGTTTCATAATTAATCCTTTCATTTACTTAGACAGTAGTTCTCCTGGCTAGCACTCAAATATCCACTACTAAGTTTTAAGAGTATCGCTATTACTATCCTCGAACATGATATAAACTTGTCAAACATCACATGATGTTATCTATCTTACTGGCTATCAGTAAGCATGACCTCAAGTCTTATATCATCTTATTCTCATAAGCCCTCGCTTTCGGTTATTGTAAACCAATTTTTTTTTAGATGTAAGGGGGTATATTTCAACCCCCTCACACTATGTATTATTTATCAAACAATGGTATTGTATCTCCAACTTGTAAAACTGGATCTACCTTGTGTCCATTCTTTGACCACCAGCTGTTAACAACCTTGTTGTTGTCTTGCTTTTTCTCAAAAGTCATTGGCTTTGATCTGTATGGTACATAGTCTTTACCAATCACAGACTTGAAGAAATCCTTAGTAGCTTGGACTTGAATACCAAGTAAATCTACGCTGTATTGTAGATTGTTCATACCGATTGACAACTGCTGTAACTTGTTACCAGTTACCTCTTGATTGTTCTGATATGCTTCTTGAGTACCAATATAACTACCATTATCTTCTGATACCATTCTCAGCTTGACTTGAAGTTTGTCTACAGCTTTTTGAGCTGAATCCTTTCTTTTCTCAAGTCTTGCAATATTTGAATTGAGATCATACTCAATAGATTTGAGATCATCTTCAGCTATCTCAGCTTTGTATAAAATACCCAAACCATTTGTAGTATTTTCGTATTTGTCATGTAATATAACTTCGTGTTGCATAATCGCTCCTTTCGAAATCTCATCTAAAGTAAGCTCATCTTACTCAAGATTGAATAACTTGATTATGCAAATGGAAAATCATCTCTAGTCAAGCTTGTTCTCGTACAGCGCGATCCTACGCACTTGAGGATCGTGCAGCATGAAGCGGAACATAGCTTTACTTGGGATTTTTTATTTGCTATAATCATACATCTTGATATGATAGGGCTGTACCTCCTACCACATCTTGTTATCACTAATTAACTCTTGACACCTCAGAATACTCAAGTATCCTTACGACAGGCATGAACGAATTATCAAACAAGAATGATGAACTAACTGACAAACAAAAGAAGTTAGTTGATACTATCGTAACCACAGGGTGTAGTATAACCGAAGCAGCAAAGATTGCTGGATACTCAACAAAAAAGAGTAAAGATACAGCCAGGGTAATAGCATCTCGTACATTACGAATCCCAAAGGTACAGCAATACATGATGAAACAAGTATCTAGTCAGATAGGACTAGGAGCTGTAACCGCTAGTAATAAACTCATCAAGTTAGCAGAATCAGCTAAGTCAGAGTATGTACAACTAGAAGCCAGTAAGGATATACTGGACAGGGTGGGATTACGCACAGCCGAGAAGATAAAGCACGACGTAACAGGAGACATAAAGGTCAGTATAGACTTGAGCTAACTTGACGAGTAGGGGGTTAGAAAAGTACAACGCTGACATAGTGATAGGTCCTACTCTAACAATAAAGCTCAAAAAAGCTCTATGTTAATGTGCATAGAAAAAATATCATAAACTGATAAGGTTAGATTGACACTAATGTGGTACATATTGTACAAACTATACTGGTTAAGTAGAAGTGTCGGTGGTCGACCACTTTAACTAAAACAAAAGGAGTACAATATGAAACACCCAATGAAGAAACCAAAGAAAGCTAAGAAACAAGCAGCTACTGCTGTTGGTATGAAGAAAGCTGGTAAGAAGCCTAAGAAGAAAAAGAATATGTATGGAATGTAATGGCTAAGAAGTCTACAGTAAATAAATCTGGAAACTACACAAAGCCTACAATGAGAAAAAGAATGTTTAACTCAATAAAAGCTAGTGCAGTACAAGGTACAGCTGCTGGTAAGTGGAGTGCCAGGAAAGCACAACTCTTAGCTAAAAGATATAAGGCAGCTGGAGGAGGATATAGATGAAACATACTAAACCTAAGAAGAAAACTAAATTTCCAGATCTTAATAAAGATGGAAAGATTACTAGAGCCGATATTCTAAGGGGTAGAGGTGTTTTTAAAAAGAAAAAAAAGAAGAAGTGAGTAAATCTCGTAGACAGCAATCCTTGTCAGCATGGGGAAAGCAGAAATGGAGAACTAAGTCTGGTAAAAAATCAAGTAAAACAGGAGAAAGATATTTACCTAGCGCTGCTATAAAAGCCTTATCTGCACAAGAATATGCTGCTACTACGAGAGAAAAAAGAAAAGCAAAGAAAAAAGGTAAACAATTTTCTAAACAACCTAGAGCTATAGCTGCAAAGGTTAAAAAATATAGGAGTTTCTAATGGCAGTAGAACTAACAAAGAAACAAAAAGAATTAATGAAGAAACATAAAGTACACCATACTGCAAAGCATATGGCTTTTATGACAAAAGAAATGAAAAAAGGAAAATCATTTACAGCATCACATAAACTTGCCCAAAAGAAAATTGGAAAATAATGGTTGCCAAAAAATATCAGAATCCAAAAGGTGGACTTAATGCTGCTGGTAGAGCTTACTTCAAAAGAAAAGAGGGAAGTAATTTAAAATCTCCAGTAAAAAAAGGTGTTAATCCACGAAGAATTTCTTTCGCTGCTAGATTTGCTGGTATGAAAGGACCAATGAAAGATGAAAAAGGTAGACCAACGAGAAAGGCACTTGCTCTTAAGGCATGGGGATTTGGCTCAGTTGAAGCTGCCAGGAACTTTGCAAATAGACATAAAAAAAAGTGAATTGATTTTTTAAATAGCTTGTATAAAAAGCTATAATGACAGAAACTCAACTCCAAGAATTACAAGAACTAAAAGAAACAAACAAGTTTTTACTTGATAGATTAGAGAAAGCATATATTGAAAGTGGTAAGTTAAGACAAAAATTAATGAAGAGGGGAGAAAGAAAATTTCCAGTCAAAAGCGAAAAGGTACAAGGGTCGAAAACGAAATAGTTAAGCTATTTCAAAAAGAGGGATATAATGCCAAACGACAACCATTGTCTGGAGCTTTGCAAGACTTTCCACATGATGTCAAAGTAAATGATCTATATGGTGGTACTACCATAGAAGTAAAAGCTAGAAAATCTGGAGAGGGATTTACACAGCTTGATAAATGGAAAGGATCAGCAGATTTATTAATTTTAAAGAGAGATTTTCAAAAACCTATGGTATACTTATCATGGGATTTTTTTAAGGAGTTTCTAAATGACGAAAGACAGAACAGACGACGTAACAAATCTGGAGAACAGGCAGATATTTCAAATCAGTTACCAGGAGAGACAACGATTGAGAAAGATAGTGAAAAGAGTACATCTAAAATTTCTTCCAGAAAATTCTATAACGGACAAGGAAGCAGACAAATTGATAGAAAGTCTTGGCCCAAAGGTAAGAGAAAAATTGTTAATAGAATACATAAACAAAGTAAAATAGATGGGAAATCTCAGCTACAAACCAGATGGGAATACCTTAAAACAATTTCTAAAAAGTAATGATTTTTTTAGAGGAGTAAGAGGTCCAGTAGGATCTGGTAAATCAGTAGCTTGTTGTATTGAAGTTCTTAAAAGAGCATTAGAACAAAAACCAAATCAAAATAATATACGAAAATCAAGATGGGCAGTAATACGAAACACTAACCCACAACTTAAAACAACTACAATAAAGACTTGGCTAGATTGGTTTCCAGAAAATGAATGGGGAGCTTTTAGATGGTCTATACCTTATACCCATCATATTCAAAAAGGAAATATAGATCTAGAAGTTATATTCTTAGCTTTAGATAGACCAGAAGATGTTAAAAAATTATTATCATTAGAGCTTACAGGTGTATGGGTTAATGAAGCAAGAGAACTACCAAAGTCAATCATAGATGCTTGTACTATGAGGGTAGGTAGATTCCCTAGTATGAGAGATGGTGGAGCTTCCTGGTATGGAGTTATTGCTGATACAAATGCTCCAGAAGAAGATCATTGGTGGTCAATAATGAGTGGAGAAGTACCAGTACCAGATCATATATCAAGAGATGAAGCTATTATGTTAGTTAAACCAGATAACTGGTCTTTCTTTACACAGCCATCTGCTATGAAAGAAAAAAAAGAAAAAGATGGTACACTTGTTGGATATAAAGAAAATATTTCATGTGAAAACAAAAAAAATCTAACAAAAGATTATTATAACAATGTTATCAAAGGAAAAACAAAAGGTTGGATAGATGTTTATGTAATGAATAAACTTGGCAGCATAGAAGAGGGTAAACCTGTTTATCCTATGTGGAATAATGATTTACATTTATCGAAAGAAAATATTGAGCCAGCTCCAACTTCTGTGTTTATTGGTATTGATTTTGGATTAACACCAGCTGCTGTCTTTGGTCAAAAATTACCAAATGGTAGATGGTTAATATTACAAGAATTAGTTTGCTTTGATATGGGTGTATCTAGGTTTAGTGAGCTACTTAGATTTGAAATAGCAAAAAATTATTCTGGATTAGATGTAGAAGTATATGGAGATCCAGCTGGAGATTTTAGAGCTCAAACAGATGAAACAACACCATTTCAAATACTACGACAGAATGGAATAAAGGGTAAACCAGCTCCATCAAATGATATAGCACTACGAATAGAAGCTGTAGAAACAGCTTTAAATAGATTAATTGATCAAAAACCAGGCTTTTTAGTAGATAAAAGGTGTATAAATCTAAAAAAAGGTTTTAATGGTGGCTATTTTTATAGAAGATTACAAACTTCTGGCGATAGATATGATGAAAAACCTATGAAAAATAGATATTCTCATGTCCATGATGCTTTACAGTATCTATTAATGGGAGCTGGAGAGGGTAAAACATTATTATCTGGTAGAGCTTCAAAGCCAACTATATTAAAAACTAGAGGTTGGGATATATTTAGTGGGCAAAGAAAGTCAGTATGGCGAAACAAACTGAATGGTTAGTATTTTTCTATGAAAACAATGACTTTCATAGATCTCATAAGTTTTTTAAGAAAGGATTTAAACATTGTGGAGTTATGTCGTATGATCCACATAAAAAAATATGGTTATTAGTAGAATATAATTTTGGTCATTTGTTTGTAGAAACACTAGATGAAGAAGAAGTAGATAAAATATTTAGAATGATTAGTC